GGCCCCCCTTGGGGCCTCTCGTAATGGAAACATTATGTAAGAACGAAAGCACGTTTCAGTGCGTGTTAGTAGACTTCTCCGTCTGATTGGATGCTCTATAGCATCTGGGGACTATACAGTTGATACTCGGTGTAATTCCGAGGTTACTAAGTATAGATACAACGGAGTAACACTACATCTGCGGTTTAAAACGCATTTGTAGCGCCGGGCTATTCTATATGGGTCATGTATTACTCTGGAGTTAGCATAGGTCGTCCTTTCAGACAACTTCTGTAACAGCAGACGATAGATGAGAACACGTACAGAGTACTACGATGGAGACACGGCGCCTGGAAGTATGACCGTCTACTACAACAGTGACGGCTCGTATCAAGGTACCAGAAATCCTCCTCTCACGGTCTATTGGCCTCGCCCTAAAAAGGTGAAGTTTGTAGAGTATGCGAGTGATTTGTCTGATCGTAATACTAGAAAGAGTTGGAATTCGTTCGCCCATTACAGGCGGACCAATTCATACAACTCTAATAGGGGCTATATGCGAGTCGGGGCAGCCGCGTTTCTGGCATCAGGTTATGATGTCGTTGACGCGATTGCGCCTGACCAACTTAGCACCATGTACATGTTCGGATCACAGGATAATCCTACTGAAGGGTTACCTGCGTTGTTCTCATTAAGTGGAGGGGATCTCATTATTGCAGATCCTCCTAACTTAACAACCCTGATCAATAGAAGCATTAAGCAACTATTACCGGGGATCAAGCCGCAGCTGAGTCTGATTAACTCGATTATCGAGCTAAAAGACTTCCGAAAGCTGCCTGAGACAATAAAACGCAACCGCGAGGTGTACAAACGTGCACGCGCTGTCCTCCTCCAACGAGACGGTAGAAATATCGTCAAGTCATGGGGAAGGCGAACGTTACGTCAGATCCTGGGCGGTGGCGCTGATGATTATCTCCAAGCGGAGTTTAACATCTTGCCACTGTTGTCAGACATTACGGGTATCCGTAATGCGTTGAAGAACACTCGCAATCAAGTGGAAAACCTCTTGAAGAACGAGTCTAAGCTCCTGACGCGGCATTGGTATGCCGATCTGGGAGCCCCATATGTAAGTTTGTCTGATGACTACGGGTTAAACGCCCTGTATAGCATGAACCAACCGCGCTTTGCCAATGAAAATACTGGCTGGGCTGCGATTGGAAACGCGCAATTACTGGGACGTTACCTTTGTCGTCGATCTACTGCGTATGAGCAGGCGAGGTTCCATGCTGAAGTCCAGTACTCGTATTTCTTCTCTGATTATATGAGACAGAATGCGATGCTACGTGGGCTTCTGGATAGTTTTGGGGTCAATTTTAACCCCGCAATTATCTGGAATGCAATTCCGTGGAGTTTTGTTGTTGACTGGGTCATCGGCGTAAGCCAGTGGCTCGATCAATTCAAAACTTCAAACTTGGAACCTGTTACCGTCATCCATCGATACTTGTACTCACTGTCAGTGAAAAGGACAACCACGATACATACTAATTTGTATGATCAGGTGCCCTCCCTGGCAAAGTACGACGTATGGAACACGACATGTTACGAGTCCGCTTATAAACGCGTTCTCAAGAACATTAGTGTACAAGACATAGAAACATCAGGATTCTCTCCAAAAGAGTTTCTCCTGAGTGGTGCGCTCGCTTTATCGCGGCGTACTAAATAACAAAACAATCCAGCTATGGATGAGGATTAGTCCTCGTAATAGCCTAATAGCATGTTAGCAAATACGCTCAATACAAACGAGATCAAGAACTCCGCCGGTACCGAAGTTGAATTCGGCCGGCTTAGCCAAGGTGAACGCACGACTGAGTTTGGGGCTCTTACAGAGACCCCGTCCTCTCCGCATCGTCTAAGTGTAAAACACACTGAAATCGGTGCTGGAACGGATCTGCGACGTCGGTCTGCCGTCCGGGTGGATAAAACCATCACGGGGCAAGTCGATACCACGAAATCCGCAACTGTGTCGTTCTATGTTGTCGCTGATATTCCAATTGGGAATATGACAGCATACGCCGAAGCCCAGAATGTTTGTGCTGAATTGGTTAGTTTCCTCGCCTCGACAGGCGCGGACACGACCATTAAGTACGATTGTTCCGGGAACGGCGCTGTAACTCTGATCTCTGGTACCCTTTAGGTACCGAGATCGTCCTCTCGAAAGAGGAAGTTCTATAAGTCAAATCGTTAATTGATCGTCAGCCTGGGCAGGAATGCTTTGGCTGGCGACCGATTCTCGACCTTTCCTTATATACTCGTAATTACGTATTAGGGCGTCATGCTCTAGGATGCAGAACCTTAAGGTCTACATGAAGAGCCTAGAATACAGTGAAGTATTCGTCGCCTTACTACGTGACGTGCAAACGTTGCATAGTAATGTTTTCACTACATCTGACCTCAAGCGCACCGTTAATAAAGTGCGCGAAAGAATCAGGTTTGAAGGAGCAGAGGGATTCTTAACGAAAACCCTGCCTCGGTTGGGTAAAGCCTTTGACAAGGCTCTATCCGATGAGCACGCGTTGGACGCTGAAAGTTTGGCCTTTAAAAGCCGGGCTGACAGTAAGCTACCGATGTTATTCGGTGAGCTTTTCCAGTGTGTGCTCAGTAACCAAGGATCACTCCTTCCTACTGCTAATGCAGCTTGTGTCAAGTCATTACGGAACCTCCTTTTTTGTTTCTATAAACTGGAGATACCGTATGACACCAAGCTCGAACAGAACGTCCTCGACAAGTTTGTCAAAACTGAAGAGGAAGTACAACTACAGTCGAAACTTTTTGGCGCTATCGCCGAAAAGATATCGACTAGCCATGTTTCTGGGTACTCTTATTGTCGCTATCCCAATGGGGGAGAACGGCTGTCAGAGCACCAATGGAACACGGTCCGTGAAGCCCGATACCTCCTTGCGGAGTTATTCCGGGACTTCAGCACGACGGAGATTTTTCCACGGCACGGACCCGGAGCTGTCTCTACCAAAGAGAAGCTCTGGGATAAGTACCAATGGACTACCATCTGCCGTCGCATCACAGATGTGTATCCCTTAGACGCGTATTTCTACGCGAATGGAATGCATCTGTTAGATACGCTGAGTGACAAACTCAACGACAACGAATCCCCTGCACGGGTAGTACTCGTGCCTAAGGATTCGCGCGGACCTCGACTAATAAGCTGTGAACCACTAGATTTCCAGTGGATACAGCAAGGATTATCGAGGGCTATAGTGAATCACGTTGAAACGCATCAGCTCACTAAAGAGTCTGTTCGTTTCACGGACCAATGTCCGAACCAATACGGGGCCCTTGTAGGGTCCTATAAAGGTTCATACGCAACCCTTGACCTTAACGAGGCCTCGGATCGCGTATCATTGGGTCTAGTTCGTCTACTGTTTCCAGAGCCGTTATTGACGTCTCTGTTGGCATGTAGAAGCTTGAGTACAAGGTTGCCCGACGATAAGGAGTTATTTCTCCATAAGTTTGCACCAATGGGGTCAGCTCTATGCTTTCCCGTGTTGGCGCTTACAATCTGGAGTCTCCTTAAAGCCGCGTTTACCGACACGGATGGTCCCAGTAATGAGACCATTTACGTATACGGCGATGATGTCATAGTACGAACGGCGAAAGCCGAGCACGCTATGAGCACACTGCAATCGTTCGGTTTAAAGATTAACCGCGATAAGAGTTGTACCAAAGGACTCTTTAGAGAGTCATGTGGCATGGATGCTTTTAATGGCACCTGTGTCACACCAGTCCGCTTTCGGACGCCTTGGTCATCACGCCCCTGCCCTGAATCCTACGCCAGCTGGATAGCCTACGCTAACTCGCTGCATAAGAGGAAGCATTATTACGCATACAATTATATTGTAAGTTGTCTGTTGGACCTCTACGGCCCAATCCCAACTGTGAACGAAGTCGGTGATACCGCTCCTTCACTCGTAATGATGCCTGAACTAATCAATCCACTACCACGTCGGTGGAACAAGAGCCTTCAAAAGCTCGAATTCCGCGTTAACGTCGTAGTGCCTGTGACCGTCACTAAAGAACTCAATGGCTGGAACATGTTACTGCGATGGTTCGCAGAGGCATGCTCAAGTTATGAGTCTACGCGTCACTCATCTGCCGATGAAACATCGGCGGGGCCGTCTATCGAGACAGCTCCCTTCTCAGTCAGAGTGTATACCAAGCGCGGACAGAACAAAATCTGTAAGCGCTGGCGGTGATTAAAGGTGGCAAGCCTGAAAAACTTGTCACCGGCCAACGGGATAG